AGCAGAAGACGAAGAACTTGTAGAAGACGAAGCAGACTTAGAAGAAGGCGAAGAAGAAGTAGTAGCCGAAGCTAAGAAGAAAGCTAAAGAAGAAGAGGAAGAAGAAGAGGAAGAAGAAGAGGAGGAAGAGGAAGAAGAAGAGGGTGGTAAAAAGAAGAAGAAAATGGAAGAAGAGTTCAGCATCGAAGAAGATGTCAATGCTCTCCTCGCTGGTGAAGAACTTTCTGAGGAATTCCAAGAGAAAGCACGCACCATCTTTGAAGCAGCAATTAAGAGCAGAGTTTCCGAAATTAAGGAAAGTCTCCAAGAAGCTTATGAAGCTGCTCTTATTGAAGAGGTTCAAACAATTAAAGAATCTCTGACCGATAGACTCGATGCATACCTTGAGTATGTTGCCGACGAGTGGATTCAAGAGAACGCACTCGCTATCGAGCACGGTCTTAAGACTGAAATGACCGAATCGTTCCTACAAGGAATGAAGAGTCTTTTTGAAGATCATTATGTAACAATCCCTGAAGATAGATATGATGTCATCGAGAGCATGGTAGATAAACTTGATGAAATGGAAGCAAAACTCAACGAGCAAATCGAAAGAAACGTTGCTCTTAATAGAAGATTAGCCGAGTCAGTTGCCGATGTAATCTTTGCAGATGTCGCTGAGGGTCTAGCACTTTCTCAGAAGGACAAACTCGCTTCTCTTGCAGAAAATGTTGAGTTTGAAAGTGAAGCAGACTATCGTGAGAAGCTAGTAACCCTGAGGGAATCATATTTCCCATCAAACACTGGTGCTCAAAGAAGCGCAACTGAGACCATCTCGGAGGAAGTTCAAACTGGTGAAGTGATTCAAGAATCACACTCCCCAATGATGAACGCATATCTCCAGACGCTCGCTAGAGCTTCTAAAAAGTGATTTTTAAATCATAAAATTCAAACAAACAACACTTTTTTCCTAAAGAGGTAAAAATCAAATGCAGATGTACAACCAAGAATATCTGCAGGAGAAGTGGGCTCCCCTACTTGACTACGACGGTCTTGACCCTATCAAAGATTCACATCGTAGAATGGTAACTGCCGTTCTCCTGGAGAACCAAGAAACCGCACTCCGCGAAGAGCGTGAGTTCCTCGGAGAAACCCTTCAGACCACTGGTTCAAGTGGTTCTACCCCAGGTTTCGGTGCGCTTGCTAGCGCAGCTGGTCCTACCGCAGGTTTCGACCCTGTTCTGATCTCACTGATCAGACGTGCAATGCCTAACCTGGTTGCTTATGACCTGGCTGGCGTTCAACCAATGAATGGTCCTACTGGACTTATCTTTGCAATGCGCTCCCGCTATCGCAGCCAGAGTGGTACTGAAGCTCTGTTCAACGAGCCAGATACCGCATGGTCCGCTCAGGATAGCAACTTCAACCTTGATTCTTACGGTTACACCCAGAATGAAGGTGCTAACACTGGTGGCGCAGTTGGTTTCGGTACTACCGCTTCCACCGCAGGCACCAACAACCCTGCTCTGCTCAACCCAGAAGGTTCACAAACCGCTACCACCTATCCAGTTGGTCGTGGTATGGATACCGAAGATGCTGAAGCACTCGGCGGCACTGGTGGTCAGTTCAACGAAATGGCTTTCTCGATTGAGAAAGTTACCGTTACTGCTAAGTCACGTGCTCTGAAAGCTGAGTACTCGCTGGAACTGGCACAAGACCTCAAGGCAATCCATGGTCTGAACGCTGAAGCGGAACTCGCCAACATTCTCTCAACTGAGATTCTGGCTGAGATCAACCGTGAAGTTATCAGATCGATCTACAAGGTTGCTGAGTCTGGTGCTCAAACCAACGTTGCTTCTGCTGGTTCTTTTGACCTCGACGTTGACTCCAACGGTCGTTGGTCGGTTGAGAAGTTCAAGGGTCTTATCTTCCAAATCGAGCGCGACGCTAACGCAATCGCACAAAGAACTCGTAGAGGGAAGGGTAACATGATCCTCTGCTCTGCTGACGTTGCTTCGGCACTCACCATGGCAGGCGTTCTTGATTACACCCCTGCACTCAACGCAAACCTCCAAGTTGACGATACCGGTAACACCTTCGCTGGTGTTCTGCAAGGTAAGTATCGTGTATACATTGACCCATATTCGGCAAACGTATCTGCTAACCAGTACTACGTTGTCGGTTATAAGGGTTCCAGCCCATATGACGCTGGTCTCTTCTACTGCCCATATGTTCCTCTCCAAATGGTTCGTGCCGTTGGTGAGAACAGCTTCCAGCCTAAGATTGGCTTTAAGACCAGATATGGTCTTGTTGCCAACCCATTCGCTGAGGGTACAACTCAAGGTCTTGGTCGCCTTGCTGTTAACGCTAACCGTTACTACAGAAGAGTTAAGGTTCTCAACCTTATGTGATCTAATTCACATATTAAACGGGGGGTCTTCGGACCCCCTTTTTTTATCTAAATACAAATAAAACTATAGGAATGAAAACCTTTAGAGAATTCCAAGAGCAAGCTAATAATCCAAGTCCTCTATTTAAGTGGCAACCAAAAGCATCTGCTTCAGATAAAGAGGTTCAAACTAGTTCCTATGGTCCAGGACTTTATGGAAATCCAACTGCTTCTGGTGCAAAATTAACTCCCACAACAATAGGAGTTGCCAATAAAACATTGCCTCTTGGAACTAAAGTTAGAATTACTGATCCAAAAACTGGTAGATCAGTAACTGCTCCAGTTATTGATAGAGGACCATATCATGGAAATAGGGAGTATGATTTAACTACAGCGACTACTAAACAACTTGGATATCCCGATTATAAACAATTTGGAGCAAGAAATCTTAAAGTTGGAGTAGTTCAACCAGAAAAACCAAGTTCAATCTTTAAATATCCAGAAAAACCAAGTTCAATTTTTAACTGGAAAAAATAATGGCAAGTTATCTTTCAAATCAAATTGGAAATAGAAATTTTCTTTCTCCTATTGGTTTCAAATTCACTTTAGCAAAAGAACCAAAAGCAGCGTTTTTTTGCAATAATGCTAGAATACCTGATATTACTTTACAAACAGAAAGACAACCTACTTATTTAAAAGATCTTGATATTCCAGGAACAAAAATTCTTTATGGGGATTTGAGTATTCGTTTTCTAATTGATGAAAATCTTGAAAACTATATGGCAATCCATAGATGGATTGCTGGTCTTGGTTCACCGGAGAGTTTAAGGCAGTACTATGATTTAATTGACGGAACTGGTGAGGATCCTAAAAAAGCATTTAGTGACGGGTCTTTACATATTCTGAATAGCAATTATAAAGATACTGCAATTGTTAAATTTAGTGATTTGTTTCCAGTATCTTTATCATCTTTAGACTTTGAAGCAACTGGAACAGACATTCAGTACTTTACAGCAGACGCCACTTTCAAGTATACTATCTACAATATCTTCGCAGCTGACGGAAGAACTCGCTTATGAACCTTGATGAAATTCAGGAGATGTGGCAGAAAGATTCTGTCATTGACCCTGACAATTTACATGATGAATCTTTAAAAATTCCTCAATTACATGCCAAGTATTATACAATCTATAATACGATTACTTTGTTGCGTGAAAAAGCAAGAGAAACTTTTAATCGTGTCAAGTTAGAACGCTACAACTATTACACGGGAAAGGCGCCACAAGAGGTTTATGAAGAAGATCCATTTCCGTATAAAGTTCGGGACAAAGAGGCAATACAGCGGCATATGGAAGGAGATGAGAGGTTAAGTAAGATAGAACTCAAGATAAGATACTATGATATTATGTTGAAGTTCTTGGAAGAGGTAATCAAAACAATTTCCAATCGAACTTTCCAAATTAAAAATGCTATTGAGTGGCATCGTTTCCAATCGGGGTTCAATTGACCCCGTTTTTTATTATAAATATATTAGCGACTGAAACCTCAAATGAGAAACGATTTTTATGTTTATGCTTATTTAAGAGAAGATGGAAGTCCTTATTATATTGGAAAAGGTACTGGAAGAAGAGCGTACCAAAAAAATAAAAAAACACATAAATTTGTAAATATTCCAGAAAAAGATAGAATAGTTATTTTATTGAATAACCTTACAGAAGAACTTGCTCTTGAAAAAGAAAAAGAACTTATTTTAAAATATGGTAGAAAAATTGATGGAGGAATATTGGTAAATGTTACTGAGGGTGGAGAAAGGGGGTTTGCTTGTATGAAAGGAAAAAAACATACGGAAGAAAGTAAGAAAAAAATGTCTGAGGCGCACAAAGGCAGGTCAGTGTGGAATAAAGGTCTAGTAGGCGCACAAACTCACAG